CCCCGTGCGCGCGTGATTCCCATGGACTCGCTGCGGGTGCCGCTGCCTGCGATCGATGACACGTCGCACTCCTCCAGCGTCTACGGCGGCGTCGTGGGCTACTGGACCGAGGAAGGTGCGGCGCTTACCGCGAGCGCGCCGAGCTTCTCCAGGGTCGTGCTCGAGGCCAAGAAGCTCACGGCCTACACCACGATACCGAACGAATTGCTCCAGGATTCCGTAACCCCTCTCGACACCTGGTTCAATTCATTCTTCCCGAGCGCAATCGCCTGGTTCGAGGACGTAGCTTTTATCGGCTCCGCCACCACCGGAACTGGCGTCGGGGAGCCGCAGGGCTTCCTGAATGCCCCGGCAGCCATCAAGGTCAGCACCAGCACCGCCAACGAGATCAAGTGGTCGCACATCGCGAACGCCTACTCCCGGATGTGGCCTGCGTCGCTGAACAACGCGGTCTGGCTGTGCTCGCCGGACACCCTCGCGTCGCTGCTGCAGATGGCGATGAACGACCTGACGAACACCTCGACCTCGGTCGCCCCGCCCCTGTGGCTGACGGCCATGCAGGCTCTCGACACCCCGGGCGGCGGCAGTGGCGATGGCGTCAGCTACAAGCTGATGGGCAGGCCGCTGATCGTGTCGGAGAAGATGCCGTCGAGCGGAAGCGGCAACTCGACCACTGCGGGCGCGCTTACCTTCGTCGACCTCAGCTATTACCTCCTGGGGGATCGCCAGACTATGCAAGTGGCCTCTAGCGACCAGTATTTGTTCGCTAACGACCTCATGGCTTATAGAATTATTGAAAGGCTCGACGGTCGTTTCTGGTTGCAGTCAGCGATCACTCCCGAAAACGGAAGCACCAACACCCTCTCGCCTCTAGTCCTCATCAACACCGCAGGCTGACCAGGCTAGATAACCATTGGATAAACCTCTGGAAAGGAGGGTTGGGCGATGATTTTTGACCAGGAAATGTCACTGGCTCCGGGTATTATTAAAAGTGCACGGAGAAGTGCAAGCCCAACCCTCCCGCAAAGGGGAATGAACATGCCAGGATCGAAGCCCTGCCCTCCAGGATGCGATTGCGGTCACCACAACCGCGAGACCAAGGTTGACTGGAGCGACCCTGATGCCGTCAAGGAGTACCAGCGGAATTACAGGGCCGAGAATCGCGGACTACTCTCGGAGAAGGCCAAGGCAAGGTACGCGGCCGACCCGGAGCCTGTGCGTGCAGCGCAGCGAGCGAGGTACGCAGCCGATCCCGAGGCTGCCCGGAAGTCTGCGCGCAACTACCGGGCAAGCTTGGCTCCCGGCGTCCTGCGGGCTCGCGACCAATCCTGGCGGTACGGGCTGCCGCCGGGGGCGTTCGAGATCAGGTTCACCGATCAGGATGGCCGCTGCTACCTGTGCCGCGAGCCGCTCGACACGGAGAAGAAGCGCGGCATCCACGTTGACCACGACCATTCGTGCTGCCGTGGCAACAGGTCGTGCGGTAAGTGCATCCGGGGCCTTGCGTGCCATGCCTGCAATACGGGCATCGGCGCTTTCGGTGACGACCCGGCGCGCATGATCCTCGTGGCCGAGCGCCTGGCGGCGGCCAATGCCGAGGTTGCCGCGCGCATCCATGCCAAGCCTGTCCAGGCTGAACTGTTCGACATCAACGAGGCGGCCAGCCGCCGGAATAAGGAGAGTGCATTATGGCTCTTGGCGAAGGCCTTGGGCGTCTGTTCGATGCAGAACCAGCCATCTCCACGTACCACGCGGGGGTGCACGGCGTATCCCTGAAGGACTCGGCCGGGGTTACGTTTATTTGCTGGGTTCCGAGTAACGGGACGGATACTTTCATCGTCTCCCAGTCCGGCACCCATGCCGGCACCTACACGGCGTTCAACCCTATTACGAGGTACTACACAAAAGCTTTGCAGGACGGTACGTCCCAGTGGACCGACTCCGGCGACCTGGCCTCGAACCTCGGCACAATTCAGGTTGTCTCCGGCTCCGTGGCGTTCTACGTCGGCGCGGATGACCTGCCGGCGGGCTCCTGCTACGTCGAGGTCACTCCGGGCACCTCCGGTATCGTGACGGCTATTTTGCACGATCTTGAGGTTCAGCGTAACCCTAAGTACTTGCGTGCTCCCAACGCGTAGTCATCGTAAGTCAGCGTCCTGACGCCACGAAGGGAGCCTCATGCCCAAGATCCGCAACACCGGAGCGCCGCCCACCGTCGATGCGGTTCCCGTCACGAACCACCCGGCGACGGTCAACAGCGTCGACACGGCCCCGTCAGATCACCCGAAGGCGTCCTCGGGCGGCGGCGGAGTCTGACCGATGACCGCTGACCCGATCGCGGCGGAGGCCGTGTCGTCGCCGCTGCTGAGCGCGGGCTGGGACAGGCCCGTGCCCGGCGGCTGGCGTAACGCGCTGTACCGTCCGGATGCGCCGGGTGCGGTGCTGGACGGCTACGAGTGGGCCAGGTCATGGCCCGCTTTCCTGCGGGCGATTAACAACCCCAACGACTCGCACGCGCGGACGGTCATCGCGAATGCGTCGATGGGCGAGCGGGTCGGCTCTGAGGGCGGCTTCCTCGTCCCCGAGGTTCTGCGCAGCGAAGTCATGGCCTACATGACGGCCGCTATCGTGCGTCCGCGGGCGACGGTGTACCCGATGGCGTCGCTGCGGCTCCCGATCCCCTTCCTGGACAACGCGAGCCAGGCCAGCGGCAACGAGGCGCTCGGCGGGATGGCGTTCGCGACGACCGAGGAGGGCGCGGCGATCACCACGTCGGCGCCGAACTTCGGCCGGGTGGTGCTGGAGGCGCGGAAGGTCGCCGCCTATCTCCAGAATGTCCCGAACGAGCTCGTTAACGACAGTGCGGGAGCGTTCGGCGACTTCCTCGCGCGGGTGATCGCCCTCGGTTACAGCTGGTACGAGGACGACATGTTCATCGGCACCAACGGGACCGGGGTCGGCTGCCCGCAGGGGATCGTCAACGCGCCGTGCGCGGTGGCTTTCACCCGTGCCGGCGGGGCGAACTCGAACCTGCAATTCGTCGATGTAGTGAAAATGTTCAAATCGCTACATCCAGCTTCAAAGCAGGCGGGGCTGGTGCCGGGCACGACGTCGGTGGCATGGCTGATGTCGTCGTCGGTGATGGACCTGCTGCTGGAGATGTACTACAACCCGTCGGGTTCCGAGGTGATCCCGCCGTCGGGGTGGTTCTCGATGGGGGACGGGGACAGGATCGGCCCGTCGATGCTGGGCTTGCCGGCGGTGGTGAACGATCATCAGCCCGCGTCGGGGAGCTCGGGCGACCTGATCCTGGCTGACCTGCGTCATTACCTGATCGGCGATCGTCTCACCATGACCGTGGAGCGGTCGCAGGAGTCGGGCGGCTTCATCTACGACGCGAGCAACTACCGCGTCCGCTCCCGGGTGGACGGGCGTTACTGGATCCAGTCATCCACGACGCCTGAGGTCGGGGCCGGCAGCCTGAATGTCAACGTCGTCAGCCCTGTCGTGGTCCTGAACTGAGGCGCGCCATGGCCCTCCTGGAATGCCTCAAGTGCGCGACTCGCTTCGCCGTCGGCCTGCTGCACTGCCCCCATTGCCTGTCCGAAGACTTCCAGGAGGCCGATGTGCCGAAGATCACCGTCAGCGGAGGCGTCTCGCATCCGGAAGACCTGTTCGCGGCGTCCGCGCTGCCTGGTGCTGTCCCGGTAGCGCCAGCCGCGCCTGTAGCGCCGCCTGCGGAGCCCGCGGCCGCCACGGACCCGCCCGTGCTGAAGGCCGACTTGCAGGACCAGGCCAGGGAACTCGGGCTGCCCGTCTCGGGCACCAAGGCGGAGCTGGCTGACGCTGTTGCCGCCGCGACGGAGCCGGAGCCTGGGCCGAAGGCTGCCCCGTCGCTGTCAGGTCCCGCGAAGAAGGCCGACGAGAGCGGCTGACAGGCCGCAGGGAGGGGCGTGTCGTGGCCAAGAGCACCGTCTCGGGCGGCCCGAGCTACCCTGACGGCAAGGGGTCCAAGTTCAGCACCTCTTACGAGCGCGAGGACGGCATCTACGTCCCGCTCCTGCCGCTCCAGTACACCGCCGGGGCCGTCAGCGGGTACGTGTGGACGACGGACGGCAACGGGAACGGGTCCTGGCAGGCGGCCACCGGGGGCGGGGGCGGCCTCAGCCTCACTGTGACCTCAGTGCAGACAACGACCTATACGGCGTCCGCGAACCAGATCGTCCCGTGCGACACGACCAGCGGCTCCTTTACGGTGACGCTGCCGAACGCGCCGGCGGCGAGCACGCTCGTCGTGGTGAAGATGGTCACGCAGGGCAGCACGAATACGGTCACGGTGGCGTGTGCCGGGTCGGATGTGTTCAACAAGTCCGGCGGCGGGACGACGGGCTTGTTGAAGCTGGCGAGTCAGGGCATGTTCCTGGAGTACAGCGGGGCCGGGATCTGGACGGTGCTGTCCGATGACCTGCCGCTGTCGCAGCTGGACCTGCGGTACCTGGCCCTGACAGGCGGCACGCTCACCGGCTCCCTGGCGGTCGGCGGGGCGCTCGGGACGACCCCGGTCACGCTGACCGACGCCTCCACGATCGCGGTCAACGCGGCGCTGTCCAACTACTTCCGGGTCACCCTCGGCGGCAACCGGACGCTGGGGACGCCGTCGAACCCGACGGACGGGCAGCAGATCCTCGTCGAGGTGATCCAGCCCGGCTCGGGCGGCCCGTGGACGCTGAGCTACAGCGGCGGTTACACGTTCCCGGCGTCCTGCCCGCAGCCGAGCTTGTCGACCGCGGCCTCCGACCACGACTTCCTGTCGTTCGTCTACAGCGGGTCAGAGAGCACCTGGGTCTGCACCGGGTATGTCCTGGCCCAGTTCGGCGCGCTGGTGACGATCGCGCAGGGCGGGACCGGGCAGACCACCGCCGCAGCCGGGTATAACGCGCTGTCCCCGA